CGCTCAGATGCGGTTTCGAAAATATTCGCGACAGTCTGGGCCAGAAGCTAAGCTATGAAATAGCAGAACCCTGACCTTTATGTCCTTATATTGTTAAGGAGGTAAAGCAGCTTGGAGCAAATCACTCTCCAGGTGGGTCTAGTGCGGTTGCGGTAACACTACGTTAGTTGTTACATCGACCGTTCTTGGATTCGTCGACAAAGTCGATCTCAGGATTCGGGAATACGATTCCCATTGTTTGATAATCTCCAAGTTATGTAATGGAGTATCTTTTTCAACTCTTTCATAAAGTTCCCTTGGTAAAGGGATCTTCGATAGCGAATCAGTTAGGGAATAGTAGTTATTAACTACCAACTCCAACTGCTCTAGAGTAGGTCCTGATTTTGCTTTTATAGTATCTTCAATCAAGTATCTTAGCTCTCGTAATTCAACCAGTACGTCGAGGAAAACCTCTCGGTAAACAGTATGGCATAGATCATCTATTACATAGTAGTAGAGATCTTTGTCTATGTACCTAGGCGCTGGATCACTTGCATTCCATGCAAAGGTTGGTCGATCAGGGTCTAACCCTTTTAGATCTATTTTACGAGCCCCGGGGGCCGCCCGGGAAAGAGTTCCATAGTACTCCCTGTCTTTATTTACGTAAGATATATCCCTAATAGTTTGTTCAAGGACTAAGAAATCCTTGCTATTAAGTTTGTCTTGTATTCTGATGAGTTCTTTCTCAACAAAAGCCGTAATAAAGGCGGAGATTTTACGCTCCGACCAGGAGTACGCTTTGGTTAATCCCTTCAAGGAGAAAAATTTTCCCAAAGAAAGAGGATTAGGTCCAAAGGGGGAATGGAAGGCCAAGATTCGATGTCGCAGTCGCTGTCCGAGTTTCATAAGTGAACCGGATGCGGAGCCTTTTGCTTTATAACCAAAACCGAAGAGGTCTAGGTATCTTGCGAGACTCAGAGAATATTTCTTACAAAGCTCTAGCGAAGCTGAGAGCATTTGTCGCCCAACCCAGTATTCTGAGAAGGGGACCGGGGAAACATCTTTCCCTCTGTGGAAAGTTCGTTTCGCAAATTCCAAGGTTAGTCCGTCAGGACTAATCAGGGATTTCGCTAATCCAATCTCTACACCGAGTTCGGCCATCAACTTTCTGTATTCCCTTGCGACAGCTGCATCGGCAATGACAATATCATCACCTAGGACTGCGTAGAGTGTGAACCACTCTCCAGGCCGTATGACCTGCGCATTCAATGCAGCTTGTTGTACTATAGCGTGGTGAGTCAGAGCCAGCATAGCCCATGACGATAAGGCACCCATGGGTTGCCCTGTCGCATACTTGACAGACCCAGAGTAATTACGTTTTTTTAATTTGTAATGGTACTCATATGACCGCCCAATTAATAGGAGCGCCCATAAATCCGCACCCTCAATTGTCATAATTTTACTTAAGATAATTTTCTGGATGTGGATGGGTAATCTATCTGTCGCTGCCGATAAATCGAAGCTATAATACGGCCCGTGAGGCTGTGTTATTATAAGCTCCTTAATCGGGGCTAGCTGGTCAGTTGTGCCGTCTTGCGGGATTAGGTCTAGAAGCTCGAAGATCGCATCATGAAGTGGCTTCATAAGCCACTGCGTGAAAGGATCTACGTAGGCAAAGACCCGTAATTTCCCTGCAGCTTCCTCTTTGAAGCCAAGTTTGCCGAGAGATCTGGCATAGACCTGTCCAAGGACAGTTCGCATGCCTTTATAGACCTCTTTTCTTTCGCTGGCTTCAGCAGGATCTGACATTGGTAGGAGTATCCTATTCCAACTTTCCATTCGATTTATCAACCACTGATTACCAGTGAACTGGCACCAGACACGAAGTATTTCAAAGTACTCCGGGTTGTCGAACCACGCGGCTACGGCAGCAAGTATTCCCGCTGGACTAGTAGATAGGGGAGACCGATCGGCCTCATCCAGTCTAATTAACCCAGCAGCGGGACTGGCCTTTGAAATTATATAAGGCACTGCTCGTAGTCCCCTTAGAAAACCTTCGGGTTCATCCCAATTTAGTCCAATTCGAGTATCATCGAATCTCGGGAAATTGATTAACGCAGGCCAGAAATGTAATTCTAGCATTGTAGAGAATCTTCCCGGGAAATCACTAACCATGGATGGTGGTGTCGTGATAGTCTTAAGACTAAATTTGTAGGGGATCTCGATTACTCTATAAATAGAGAACAAAGTCATCCAGACTTTTATAATCAAGTGGTCCCCTTTAAGAATTCTAAGGCGATGTAAGACCGGGATACACGTAGGAAATCCCGACTTAGATCGTGCAAATCGAACCCCAAGTGGCG